TTTAACTTGACAACAACAAAAGACACCTTTTAATCAGACAAACCACTCTATGAGAACAATTAAACTAATAACTAAACAGGTTTCAAAAACCAAACCTAAACGAAAATATGGCAAAAGAAAATAACACAACCTTCGCACCTGATACTGAAAGAATTTTGGTGCGAGGATTAAATGCAATGACCAAGGCTTGTGATGCCTTGACTAAACAAAACGAAACCCTTAATAAAGACATCGAGGGATTGAAAAAGAAAATCAGTCGACTCAGTGATAGAGTTTTAATTGATAAAGGCAATGCAGAAGATGTGTCGTAAACAGAACATTCAAAAGTCGGTGACAAAGTGGTGGCAAATCGGTGACAAAATGCCACTAATATTGTCACCAGTGGGTTGTTCTGTAAACACACCTAACTCATTGTTTTTATTATTAAATAACACGATGCGAGCGTGGCGGAATCGGTAGACGCACTGGACTTAAAATTCATATAAATTATTCAGCCCCTTTTTTCTCAATAGATTCAAACCCTTACCCTACATCAAATATTTATTTCATCCAAGTAAACTGATTGTTTAAGTCACGAATTTGGTGACAATCTCATTATGCTAAATCAAGAAAAACTCAATGCCGATATGTCGGAAATAGGCAAAGGTCGCTATCGCAATAAAATCGAAAGTGCCAAGGCAAGAGAGGTTGAGGGGGAAACTAAATATGGTCAGCGTTTGATGCGAGGTGCATTACCAACTTTGACTAAAGCTATCGAGGATTCATTCAAGACTTGGAAGAAACCAAAGACGAAAGCTAGATGGCAAATTGATATAGTTGAGAACAAAGCCCCAGTGATTGCATTCATAACTATCAAAGCAGTTATTGATAGTATCACACTCCGAAAACCTATGAGCAGTGTTGCTGCTTTTGTTGGTGCAAGAGTGGAGGATGAAATCAGATGTGCGTTCTTGGTTAAGAATAATACAAAGGGTGAAGGTATTATCTTAGGAGCAAAGAGAAAGCGTGGTGGTCTTGGTAATGTACGAAGACATATCCGTAGGTCAATGCTTCATGAAACTGAAAAGGGATTGATGCCTGAATGGGAAGGCTGGAGACAACGAGACCGACTAGCGTGTGGATTAAATTTAGTTGAGATACTGCGAGTAAGTACAGGGCTAATAGAATATATCTATGTCCATGATGGAAAGAGGAAGAAGAAGTCACCGACTAGATATGTAACCGCAACTAAAGAAACCCTACAATGGATTGAGGATTATAATACAGACCGAGAACTCCTCGAACCATTTTGGTTGCCAAGCGTGGAACTCCCAACACCTTGGCAAAGCGTTTGGGAAGGTGGGTATAGCTCCTCCGATACTTACCTCCCCAAACTACCTTTCATTAAGTCTACTAACATGGACTACATTCGTTCAATCAAAGGTAAGATTGATGAGCCAATGGAAGCGTGTAATCTAATTCAGAATACACCTTGGGCAGTGAACGATAATGTTTATAAGGTTATGGATTGGGCTTGGACTAATAATGTTCAGGTGGGTGAGCTACCTAATCGTGAAGATGAAGAGCTACCTGATATACCTAATGACTTTCATACAAACGAAGAGAGCAATACTATATGGAGAAGGATAGCTGCTGGCATCTATGGTCGCAACCTATCCACAAGAAGTAAACGATTGTTGACATCAAAGACTTTGTATGTAGCAGAGAAACTAAAAGGTAATCGTTTCTTCTATCCAAGTAACTGTGACTTTAGAGGTAGGGTTTACAATGTCCCTGCCTTTCTTGGTGTTCAAGGAACTGATATGTCACGAGGACTGCTACAGTTCTATCGTTCAGTTAAGATTAAGAATGATGAGGATGCAAGATGGTTAGCTATACATGGTGCGAACACCTTTGGTAATGACAAGGTATCACTAGACGACAGAGTTAAGTGGGCTTATGACTTTGCAAAGATAGCAATAGACATAGCACAAAACCCAACCGAACATTTACTTTGGACAGAAGCTGATAGCCCCTGGCAGTTCCTTGCTTGGTGCTTTGAATGGCGAAACTACATAGTCAACAAGAAGATAGATAGCTTCTTACCAGTGAACATGGATGCTACCAACAATGGATTACAAATACTTTCAATGCTCACTCGTGATGAGTATGGTATGGCAGCAACCAATGTTCTACCTACTGATACACCTGCTGACATCTACCGAGTTGTATCAGATAAAGTTCTTGAGCAATTACAGATAGATGCCCAACAAGGTGTTGAGTTTAGTAAGCAATGGTTAGACTTTGGGTTAGACCGCAAGACAACCAAGCGACCAGTGATGTGTTATAGTTATGGTCTTACTCCATATTCTAATCGTGCCTACATCAATGATTGGTATGATGAAACGATACACAAAGATAAAAAGAAACCACGCTTTGATGAGAAGATAAGGTACAGAGCAGTTCATTATTTATCTACACTTGTATGGAATGGTATTGAGTCAGTCTTAGATAGACCTAAGAAGTGTATGCAGTGGTTTCAAGATTGTTCTAAGTTAGTATCAGAACAACAACGACCGATGAAGTGGATTACTCCGAGTGGTTTCCCAGTACACCAAGAGTATCACAAGATGCACGAGAAAAAGATTAGCACTTGGATTGGTGGCACTGCAACTCATGTAACTTTTTATGATGCAAAGGATTCTATCTCATCTCGTAAACAATCCAATGGTGTAAGCCCCAACTTTGTACACGCTCTTGACGCATCAGCATTACACAAGACAGTAATTAAATGTAACCAACAAGAAGACATTTATGACTTTAGTATGGTTCATGACTCATACGGAACTCACTCACCAAACTGTGCAGCGATGAGTAAAGTTATACGAAATGTGTTTTTTGATATGTTTTCCCTTGACCTCCTTCAGGATTGGAAACATCAGTTAGAACAACACAACCCTGACATCACCTTCCCTAACCCTCCTGAGTATGGGAACGCAGACCTCACGCAAATCAAAGATAGTGAATACTTTTTCAGCTAATGCAAATAACTCTAATCAATAGAAAGGAACGCAAATAATATGGCAAATACAATAACAACACCTCAGGGTAAAGCAGTTTACCCTCGTATCGATACACCTGATACCAAGTTCAATGAAGATGGATTATACTCATGTAAACTTCATGTGAGTGAAGACGACTTCAGAGCTTTTGAATTAGGCATCGATAAATTATATAACGCAGCTTACGATGCTGAGTGTAAAGCTCATGGTAAGAAACTCAACCAATCACCAAACAAACCAGTGAGGATTACTCCTGATGGTGACTTTGAGATTTACGCAAAGCAAGTTGCTCAAAGACAAACAAAAACAAAAGGACTCATCGAGTTCACTGTTGCTTGTTTCGATAGTGACGGAAGTAAAATCTCTACCCCTAAAATAGGTAGTGGTTCAGAACTTAAACTAGCAGTCGAGCCAAACTTTTGGTTCATCCCTAGTCAAGGTTTCGGATACACCTTACGACTAAAGGCAGTCCAAGTGATTGACTTAGTTGAGTATGGTGGAGGTAGCTCCGACAGTTATGGTTTCGGTAAGAGTGAAGGTGGATACAAAGGAGAGTCCTTCAACGAAACATTTACGGAGACTAATGAGACGCAGACAGAAGCAGCTCCGTTCTAAATCTCCCTATCGTTCAGCTTTCGAGGAGGAAGTTGCCGATGTATTGAAAGATGCAAAGGTAGCTTTCTTCTACGAAAGTTTAAGATTGGAATATTACAGAACAAGTCACTACCGACCTGATTTTATTTTACCTAATGGAGTTATACTTGAAGTCAAAGGATACTTTACACCTAGCGATAGGACAAAACATAAACTTGTTAAGAAGTGTCATCCTCAATTGGACATCAGGTTCGTCTTCCAAAACGCTTTCAACACACTCAGTAGAAAGAGCAAAACAACATACGCAAAATGGTGCGACACTAATGGATTCCTTTGGTGTCACCAGGAAATACCAAACACATGGCTGATTTAATACCACTAAAAACACACCAACCTTGCCCTGATTGTGGCAGCAGTGATGCACTTACAATCAACACCAACGGAACAACTAAATGTTATTCGTGTGGTGATTGGACTTCAACAAGCACACCCACTGTTGAGGAAACAAATAAAAATTTCATAAAGGGTAAAATAATGCCACTTCCCAAGAGAGGTATTCATGAAGAAACCTGCAAGAAATACAACTATAAAATAGGAGAAGTCAACGGACAGACAGTCCATGTCGCCAACTATTATGACTTAAACAAGAAACTTGTTGCCCAAAAATATCGTTACGCTGATAAGACATTCAAGTGTAATGGTTCTCCTACTCACTTCTTCGGTCAACATCTATTCCCCAATGGAGGGAAACGATTGGTTATTACTGAAGGTGAGATAGATTGTCTTACTGTTAGTCAGGTTCAAAACAATACTTGGGAAGTGGTCTCTTTAAGTTCAGGAGTCCAAAGTGCTAAGTCATTATTCAAACGACAACTTGAATGGTTGAATAAGTTTGAAGAGATTGTACTTATGTTTGACTCCGATGAGGTAGGCAAGCAAGGCATGGAAGATGTAGCCCACATTATTCCAGCAGGTAAATGTAAGATAGCAAACCTACCGATGAAAGATGCTAACGAATTGTTGTTAGCTGAACAACCAAAAGAAATCCTCAAGGCAATATGGAATGCCAAGGTATGGGGATTAGATGCAATCGTCAGTGGTGACGACTTATATGAAAGACTTACATCGCCCAAGAACTTTGAGTCTATACCATATCCGTTTGAAGGTTTGAACAAAGTAACAAGAGGTATTCGCACAGGAGAGATAATAACTTTCTGTGCAGGTAGTGGTATCGGTAAGTCTCAGATATGTAAAGAGGTTGCCTATAATATACTTACTACTACCGATAAGAAGATGGGATACATCGCACTTGAAGAAAGTGTTGAAAGAACTGGTAATGGTATTATCGGTTTACATCTTAACAAACTATTACACCTAGATAACTTCGATGCGAATGACGAATACAAAGCAGCATACGAAGCTACTGTGGGTAATGGTAGATTTTTCTTGTATGACCATTGGGGTTCTCTCGAAGGAGACAAGCTCGTTGGTCACATAAGATATATGGCAAAGTCATTGGATGTTGAGTACATCGTACTTGACCACATCTCAATCGTTATCTCAGGTAGCACTGAAGGTGATGAGCGTAGGATGATTGACAATCTAATGACTAAACTTCGTGCTTTAGTTGAGGAGTGTAAGATAGGTGTGATACTTGTCAGCCACCTCAAGAGACCTGAAGGTAGAGGACACGAAGACGGAGCAACCACATCCGTAGCCCAACTGCGTGGGTCTGCTGGCATAGCACAACTTAGTGATATGGTTATTGGTTTAGAACGAAATCAACAAGACGAAGAGCATAAGCACCTTACCTCAGTAAGAGTCCTAAAGAATAGATTTAGTGGCGATACTGGTGTGGCTTGTAATCTGAGATGGCAACCTGAGTCAGGAAGACTAACTGAAGAAAAATTAATCGAGGGAGATACAAGTGAAAATTATTTTTAAGATATGGAATATTGTTCAAACTTTAAATATGACCTCAAGGTTGGGCAGGTTGCTGAGAAGCAAGTCGCAGAACTTTTACAAGACAAAAAGGTTGAAGTCAAACGAGACCTTAAAGCGAAGACTACTGGCAATTTATATATCGAGTATGAATCCAGGGGCAAGCCATCAGGAATATCTCGCTCCGAAGCAGACTATTGGTGCTTCGCTTTTGAAAACCTTTTTATCTTTATTTCAACGGAGAAACTCAAGGAGATAATTGAACCGATGAAAGGCAGCACAATGGATAAACGAGGTGGAGATAATAACTCCAGTAAGGGAATACTTTTACCACTAGAACGATTAACAGAATTAAAATGAACACACTAATATTCGATATTGAAACAAACAA